TCATTCACTCTCTTTCAAACCAGTTTTAACTGTTTGGGGTTTTGGGTAAGGCTGAACTTTGAATAGCTTTATGTTGAGGCGTTTTCTGGCCCTCTTGTTCAGAAACCGGATGTAACGAAACTGTCGGAACTTATGAACACTGGCTCTGTCGATATTAGCCCTCAGATGTTCACCTCGTTGTCCGCCTCGTTTAATGGCATTCCTGCAAATCTCGTGATACCACTCGCCATCAAGTTCATAGAATGTTGATTCATGGCTGCCTACATAATCAAAATTGCTTGCCTGATACACGACACCAAGACAGCCACAACGCTCATCTGCAAACGACTGAACCCACTGTACCTGCGGATAAAGCTGTCTGATAAGTTTGAGTGCGTAACTGATGGCCCTTGATTCGGAGTTTCTCGGCATACAGTCATGCAGCCATAACCGGTTAAGCTCCATATATTCGCGGTTCTGCGTACCGGTTACGACGCGCGCTCCACTGTTTGGATTAAGGGCATAACCCCATTGCATTACGCCAACCAGCTCTCGTTCTGAAAATATACCCAGATGAAGGTAGGAGTTATTTACGAAACGGTGGCTGTAATGTTTATTGACGATGACCAGTCGGGCCAGCCAGCAACTTATTGTCTCAACCCGTAACTCACGGGAGCCATAACCGACGATATTGTCGTTATAGAGAATAAGTTCAGGCGTGCTGATGATACGGGATGTAACTTGTTTTCTGTTCCCCACGACAGGATTTCCTTGTGTATGTGGGGTGCTCTGTGGCGCTCGGAGATGTGATTTGATTGAGGGTTTTACAGCGCGGACATTTTACTTCCAGATAACTGAAACTGGCCCGTGCCAGTAACTTGTTGCAGTGTCGGCACCGTATGTTTCGATACATGGCCGCATAACCTCCTGCTTTGTTGATGATATCTTTCTCGCCTAATCGATCGACAAAAACGATCGATTCGATGTGTTTAATTGATACAACAAATAGATTGAAAAGTCATCAACAATGATTCAGGGAGGTGATTATTTACTAAAAGAAAACGAAGACTTAGGGTGTGAAAACGATCATAAAATGATCATTTTATTGACTTTTTATCCAGTGAAGGTAGGATCGCGCGCATATGTAGTATGTTTCAAATCAACAGGATACTACATAAAAGGGAAACCCAGCATAGCTGGAACTATGCTGGGTCAATCTGTAAAAACTTGCATCAATGCTTTACTTCGAGCTCGTGGCGTATCCTATGATATTCCCCGGTCTCCTGTAAAGCAGAGATATATCTGTTCAGGCAGGAAAAATGGATAAACTAACCACAGACCCAAAGTTACAGGCTGCGCGAATTGCAGCTGATATTACAATTGCAGCAATGACATCCACCAGGGGTAACTTTACCTCTTTTCATACAGCAGGTGATTCATCCGCTATGCAGTTATGGAACGCGTGCTTTTCTGATGTAATTCGTGCAATCAGCGAGTCAGTTGACCTTCGCGAACCGCAAAAATAGCGCATCTTGGGGTACACAGGATCTGCATAGCTATCCACATTGCGGTGGCGAAGTTTCGATCCTGTAATGTATCTTCATCAAGTCCTGAACGTAGCGCATTGATAATTTCCGCGCTTAATCTTTCCAGGCCTTTGGTATCAGGTTGCTTTTTATTCTTGTCCATGATTATTGTCCTCTGATTGGTATATAAAGCGCCCATGAAAATAAAACCGACAGGAGAAACTGCCGGTTTGTATTGTTACATCATGGTGCTGTCAGTTCCGGGCTGAGCCGGTTCTGGTTGCTCTGGCTGCGCGTCGGTTTTCGGTTCATTATCAGCATCACTGGCCGCTGCTGCTGGCCCAATAAGTTTTTCCAGCACCTCATCAACGTAAGTGTCGATTTGTGCCTCAAAATCCTTGCGGACCTGCGCTTTCAGCAACTTATTTACTTCACCGGAATACAGTGCCTGTTTTACCAGGTCTTCAGTGACGGTGCCTTTAATTTCTGGCATGTATATCCTCCTTATGCGGTAATAAAGCCCTGCAATCAGGGCTGGGTCGGGTCTTTTGGGAGCGGAGTTGCCTGCGCTGTTTTACTGAGTTTTTCAGCTGCTGCGTCCTCAATTTTGCGGCGAACATAATTTCTGATGGCCTTATAACCACCACTCACCAGATATAACGCACATACTGCCGTGCAGAAATACAATAAAATAAGCTGTAAAAATGTCATTATCCCTCCCAATTATTGACATGGTGTTGACACCGGTAATATCTGTTAGGTAAAAAGGTGCACTGCATTTTTTGCTTTGGATATAACGATCTTTTTGCCGCCGGTTTCTTGTTTTCCCTTACCGGCGGCATTTTTTTATCCTGCTTACGCGTTATTCACTTCCACCACGATACTGTCAATCAGTACCGGGTAAGTCGCATTTTTAGTGATATCGGTCACGCGCAACTTGTCTGCCGTAAACGTGCCGACCGAAGACTGCGACAGCATGAATGGTGTCCCGTCCTTACCATCAATGACCGGCGTCACCTCAATACTGTTGTTACCGGCAAAACGGAAGCCCAGCGTATGCCATTCGTTATTAAATGCGCCGAATGACCCCAACTTCGTGTTCTGCGCCGTGTTTCCTTTGTGATACATCACGTTAAGGTCTGTGGCATCGCTCTGTACGTAGAACGATGCCAGCAGGTTATGACCGGCATTTCCTTCCAGAGTAACCCCTTGCGGCAGGGCAGAAACCGGCCAGTACAGCGCCAGTGCGTACTGATTAGCCGTAAGCGCGCCATCGAGTTTAAAACGACAACTGACAAGACCACCTTTACCCAGCAGGTCCGCACCATTACCAGCATCATGCTCAAGGTACCAGGGGGCTCTTCCTGTTTCCTTGGTCAGTTTCATTGCCTTACCCCCGCTGGCTCCGGCATCATCCACGATTTGAGCCTTGCCACCTCCGGCAGCCCAACCCTGTGGTGTCAACCGTCCTTCAGACTCAGATGCCCGGTAAGCAAATAGCGTACTCATCGTCGTGGTGTCTGCGGGTGGCGTGGACGGTTTTGATGGTGTATCAGGTGACGGCTTCTCATCCGGTGGTGTCACGGTCTGCCCGCGCATCAGTTCAGCCGTGCGCCCTGCATGGAGCATAATAGCTGAGGCCAGACGGTCTGAAATGACGCCCCTGCGTGCCCATGAGCTGAAATGGCTGTCACGCTGTGTCGAAACAAAACTGCCCTGGGTTCGGGATGCTGCACCGTAATACCCGACAGCCACAATATCCGGGTCTTCCGCCGGAGCATTCGTTGGCGTGCTCTGTCCATTCTCATCCGTCAGGAACGGTACAAAGAAAATTTTCTGTGCTTCCTTGCCTTTGTAGCCACCGTATACTGCCTCATATTTATCGGTGCCAGCGTTTTTCCAGTAATACGTGGTATCACCGCAAATCCACGGCACCGTGGTGGCATTTCCACTCACGCACTGCGCAGCAAGCGGAGCCAGGTCAGTTCTGAACTGCTGAACCATGGCCGTGAATAAACTATTATGCTGCTGGCTTCCTGAGGCAAGGTCTGCCTCTCCCTGCATCCAGACCACAGCCAGAAGTTTGTTTTTCGGGTTTTTCGCCAGCGCGACTTTGGTGCGGCTTACCAGGTCCTGATACAGAGGTTTACCGGCCCCCCAGCGTGAAGAATCAGCGGAAGCACCGCTGGCCTCACTGAATGAGCCGTCGGCTCCAGTGGTGAATGCTGACCCGCCACGACAACAGGGCACCAGAAGTATCCCGGCATTCTGTGGGATATAGGGAAGCAGTTTTTTGGCAATATGCAACCCCTGACCGACAGTCCCGTACTGGCCTTTTGCCAGATCAGCTTTCGGGTGGTTTATCCCGCTCATATCCTGAACATCATGCAGGCAGTGGTCTGCCGGAATGATGTCGTTGTATGTACACGACGTACCGTTGGGCGTTACCGTACTGCGGCGTGCCAGTTGCTTAATGCGTGGGTCCGGGCGGTCAAACGAATCCGGTAACGGCAGCCCCTCGCCGTAGGCCATGCCATTTGACTGACCCGCGAGAATGACAACAAAGTAATATTCCGGCTCTGAACTGCTGCCATTCGTGCTACCGGAAGGCCCGGCGTTATCCGGTGCATTCCAGTCGGAGGGCGTGAGCGTTCCGGCCACGTCAGATGTGATTGGAATGATGCCAGTCACGCCTGAACTGGTGATTTCTGCACTGGGATTACCGGATACCGGCATTACCCATAATGGCTCTTTCGTGCTGAAGCGGATCACGCAGTCTGCGAAGGTGATCCCCCCTTTATTACCCGAAGGGCGGAAAGGGCTTTCAATAAATGCCACCGTGCCACCGGCAACCTTGACTGAAAACTCTCCGGGCATGGCGGAGAGCATTTTCCACTTGGAGTCTGACATCGTCTTTTCTGCCTGTTTCTGAATTAAACAGAGTCAGAATAGCGACCGCTGAAAAATATGTGTTTTGCGGAAATTCAAAAAAGCGTCACGGTACTTTTGGTGACGGAGCTGGTGAGGCAGGAAAATAACGATAAAGGGTGGAAAGGCCAATATCAAATATCAGTGCGATTTGTTTACGGGACTCGCCATTAGCCAGCAAACGGGCGATTTGCTCCCGCTCTTTCTCTGTCAGTTTCTGAGGTCTGCCGCCATGACGCCCCTGAGCACGGGCAGCAGCAAGACCCGCGCGTGTACGTTCAATAATGAGTTCCCGCTCCATTTCCGCCAGCGCGCCCATTATATGGAAAAAGAAACGTCCCATGGGAGTGGATGTATCAATATTGTCCGTAATGCTGCGGAAGTTAACGCCGCGTTGCCGGAGTTCTTCTGTTAAAAGGACAAGGTGCTGCATACTGCGTCCAAGGCGATCCAGTTTCCAGACCAGCAGGGTATCCCCTGGCCGGAGTCGCTTTAATGCGCGTTTAAGTCCGGGACGCTCCCTTGTCTTACCGCTTATTCTGTCTTCGAAAAACAGCTCACATCCTGCACATTCCAGCGCATTTCTTTGTAGCGCCGTATTCTGGTCATTTGTTGACACCCTGATATACCCAATCAGCATACGATTTCCTTATTATAAAAAGCCGGAATTGTCGCATGAGGAATAAAACAGAGTTAATCCTGGCTTTCCTGAAAACCTCGGTTTACGGGAAACGGTAAACAGGGCGGCGAATGCTCTGCCATCGGACGGCACCGCCGTTGCCGCGAATAGACTCGCCACCCCAAGAAATATTAATGGGGTTCCCTTTGACGGGACGCAGGACATAAACATCACTTCTGGTATAACACAGCAGGATGCGGATTCCCGATATATCCAGGATATCAGGCTGGGAGCAGAGAACAGGCAGGTAATGTACGGTGGGGCATATTACTCTGCGTACGGTAATGTTATGGCAGGCCTGCAGATTGACAGTAAAGTTGATGCTTCAAACGATTTTATAGCATTCAGACCCCTGCAAAAATTAGTCGGAGGTACATGGATTACGGTATCTCAGTTATAAATAGTCAGTAAATAATATATTTTAAAACAGATTTATTTCCAGGAGGATTTTATGGAACTAAAAAATATAACCCGTTATTATCCTGAAAATATGCCATATGGTAATAATGTTCAGTATTTCCAGAGTGAAGATGGTAAGGATTTCTACGAATCCCTGCCATTATTCACCAAAAAATATAAACTTTGCATAACACCTGACAGCGGCGTTATCTGCTCAATATCACAGGACGCCTCGGCGCTGTATCCTGCGGGGTTTTCTGTGGTTGAGGTCGATGAACTCCCTGAAGGCACGGATATTTCAGGAAACTGGAAGTTTGATAATGGCATAATCTCCCGTATTCCGGTTAACTACGCAAGAAAACTGGAAGCAATGCGCCAGTCATATCTTAATCAGGCATATGAAAAAATTAATGACTGGAGAACGGAGCTACAACTGGACACCATCAGCGATGAAGACAGAGCAGCACTTACCCAATGGATGGCATACATCAGTCAGGTGAAGAAAATGGAACTGCCCGCCATTAAAACAGAAGCTGAATTTAACGCCATTAAATGGCCTGAGCAGCCACAGTAATAAAGAAGGCCGGAAGGCCTTCTGAATATCATTATATACTTGCAGCCGTCACCCATGCTCCATTTAACAGATACTGCAACGACCGGTAATACACGCCGCCGACGTTATCTGCCGTATTCTTACCGACATCCTGTACTTTAATTCCGGTAAGAACATTGCCGCCCCACAGATTCAGATCCCAGCTTTCCCATGTTCCGGGCATATGTGCGGTCACCGACCCCAGTCTTATGGCGGTTACTGTTCCTGATGAGATAGTGATATCCTGCGTCCCGTCAAAGGGAACACCATTAATTGTGTGGGCATTTGCCAGCCTGTTCGCGGCAACGGCCGTTCCGTACGATGGCAGAGCATTCGCCGCCTTATTCACCGTTTCCCGTAAACCGACGTTATCGATAAAAGCCCCTTTATCCGGAATGTCTGCGCCGTTCTGCTCCCTGCGCAGGTAACGGTTATCACCTTCGCTTTTGCTGTAAACATCCAGATTATTACGGGCGGTTCCCTTATTCTCCAGGTCGGCGAGATTCTGATCCTTCGCCAGGGCATTAACGTCAGCGGGACCAAGACTGTTTTTTGTGGCAAGCGTCCCCAGACCAAGATAACCACGGGCCAGACGCTGGGCCTCCGCACCGGCATCAGCAATTTCTTTCAGGTTATTTTTCCGGGAAAAGGCATTCGCAGCGATAATGGCTTTAATGGACAGCGTAAGCTGGTTTAACTGCGCCTTATCCGGCTGAATACTGGCTTCAGCCAGAATATTCAGCAGTTCGGCCTGGAGAATATTCAGCCAGTCCTGACCAATCCAGCTGATACCTTTTTGTCCGTCACCTTCGGTAAACCAGGTGGTGGTATTACTCTGCGCCGGTGCCAGCGCAGGCATATTCGCCACGCCGGAATTATTATCAACATGAAACATTAAATAGTCTCCTCTTCATGGCTGTTTGCATAAACGTAAATAAACGTCTGCCATGCAGGCTTATAACGGTTCAGAATACATTCCAGCGCACCGCCTTCATAAATACGCAGCGGCGTGAGAATATCATCCAGCACATTCATATTCCGGTAGCCGGTTTCACTGTTAATCGTGACAATACTGACCCACTGCGAATCCGGTGAGGGCTGAATGTCAATCTGATAACCAAACTCCGCCGCAAACCGGATATAAAATTCACGGTTCAGCGAGGGCTTCATCCGGTATTTATTGCCGGCATAACGCTGTCGCTCCGTGAGGGTGGCTCCGGCCATATCACACTCGGGAAGCCCGAGATAACGCTCCCAGTCTTCCAGCAGCAGGCGCGACGTGTCAGGGAAACGCTCGGCAAGCAGCTGTTTACCCGTCCAGGATACACGCGCTGTCGAATGACTGAGGCCCAGACATAATGATGCCAGTACGGATGACGGACGCTTGTCCCATGCCAGCCCGTCAGGCAGTAACTGCAACAGGGCGCGCTGATGTGGGGTCAGGGTTACAGCCATGTGATTTCTCCCACCGTCAGCAGCTCACTGTCTCCCGCCTGAACTGACGTCAGCGGACTGCGCACTTCAAAATCCTCCAGATTTTTCACCCCCGCCACAGCACGCCAGAAAGACGACGGCAGAACCAGACCGCCGGGCCGGGATTCGTTGTATAACAGGTCGGTCAGCGCCTGTTTTACGGCCGCCTGATTCTCCGGTGTTTTCGGGATGATCCTGATGCTGAAGGGCACCGGCTTATTGGTCAGTTTAAACACGGTCACCGTCGGCCCCAGAGGCTGTCCGACAGGCTGGCCGGTCGCCGGATCATCATGACTGCGGATATAATCCGCCACCCGCTGAACATCACCGTCACCGGGGAAAATATCCGGGTTATTATCCTGAACAAACGTTACCCCCACGCTGCCCGCCTGCGGCCATTCCGGGCGGCACCATGCCCGCGTCACGCCCGGCACTTCACGCGCCCAGCGTTCAAAATCATACTGCGTGCCGCCGGACGGTGGATTCTGCACCCGGAAAACCAGACGGGAAAGCAGCTCCGGCACGGTTTCCACATCCGCACCACCGGTGATCCCCGTTCCTGTCACCGTGGCCGTCTGGTTGATCCCCGCCTGCGGTGTGATAAATGTCAGTTTTGTCCCTGCCGGGGCATTCCCCGCACGACCGGCACTTTCGGCTTCCACACTGACATTCAGCGTACCGGCCTTACCGGTCAGTGAGGTGGTGATACGGTAAACCACGCCATCACTTCGCTGGAGAAGCACACCTTCCTTGATCCCCGCATCCGTGGTCAGCATCAGCTGAACCGGCCCGTCCCCCCGAGAGGCAGGCTTACGCATGACGCCCCAGAATGCACAGTGTTTCAGCAGTTCGGCTTCATCGGCTTCGGTCGGGATGATCTGACGCGCAATCCAGGCCAGATGCTCATGCTCCTGAGCAGATAACCCTGCCTGAGCGTAAGCAATGGCATTCAGGGTGGTTTCATTCACACCCGGCTGCGAGCCGGGCAGGCGCTGGCTGATATCCTGCTGTGTCTGCGTGATTAACTGTGCCAGCGGTAAAGGCTGATAAGGCATTACTCCCCCTTAAGATCAGCATAAAAAATCATGGGCCTCACTGAACCATCAGGCAGGGTTATGCGCACCGAAAGCGCCAGCCGCGCGTGCCCCACACGTTCTGCATGACAGACCACGGATGACGCCACGCCATCCTGACTGAGCCAGCCCAGCGCCTCATCCGCATAGGCACGGGCACGGCTTATCACCGAGGCCAGCGTTTTTTCCCGGCGGAGAAGCCACAGACGGGAGCCAATGGGACGCGGGCGAAAACTGTCTCCCCACCATCCCCGGCGGTCACGCGTACCGTCAGGGATTTCATCCGATGCCAGCGCCCGGCGGTCAGTAAACAGCGAAATCAGAACGGCCGTCAGCAGACTGTCATCCGTCAGCAGGTCGGCACCGTTCAGTTGCAGCGAACCGCACCCCTGATCCCATACAATTGCAATATCAGCCATTCTCCGGCGCTCCTGTCTTACTGCCTTTGCCGTTATCCTGATGCACATGGCCGGAATAGGTGATCCCGGCAATAACGGCATCAGACATCGTGAACAGCCCGTCTGATTTACCTGTACCATCAAGCACGAAATTACCCTTAACATGCAGGTTTTTATCCACCGTCACATTGCCCGTAAAGGTGGCCTCCGGCGTATCCACCCGCATCCCCTCATCGGCGTAAATCTCCAGCATTTTGCATGTCACAATAATGCGACCATCCTTTGTTAACCGTATCCGGTGCCCCTCATGGTGATACACCCCCGTATCTCCGGCTGTGAGTCCGGTCGGGCGGCTGCGCCGGTCTTCCACCACAAGCACCACAGTCTGATCCCGCTGTCCGCCCAGACAGGCAAAAAAGGTTTCCGCACCCGGCAGGGGAACGCTGATCTGCCCGTACTGCTGGGGACGCTCCACATCATCAAAGGTTTCGCCGTCCATGCCGGTGAGCTGCACATTCTGCATTTTCAGTTCGTCATGTGTGCCGGTCAGAACGCCCCGGCCAAACAACAGGCGAATACCGCGCGTTACCGGGGCAATCAGGCGGCTGAACACTTCATCATTCATCAAAGCTGATCCCCTGTTTTTTCATCTGCTGGCGAATAAAGGCATCAACATCGTCACCGGAACCACCCCGGCCCTTACTGTCCGGCTCTGCCGGAACGATAAAGCCGTCACGCGGTGCCAGTACCAGCCGGGTGACTTCCCCGTTATGTTCATCAAGTAAAAACTCCACCTGACAGACCAGCAGTTCAGTCTGTTCTATACCGAAACGCAGGGCTGAAACACCGGTCAGCAGATTGACATCCCATAACCGGCCATCATCCCGGAACCAGCCACGCACGGTGGCAGAAAACCGTTCTGAACGGGCAATCGCACGGCGCATTTCACGCAGGGCACGCTGCCGTGCACCGGTGGTGTCTGTCTGTTGATCGGCGAGGATGATTTTCGGCCGGTAGCGGCCGATCTGCTCATCACTGATGACGCCCACAGGTGCTGCCAGACGGGCGGCGGATTCGCTGTCTCCCCGTTTGCCACCACCGCGCCCGTGTCCCCGGACACGGTATTCGCTGTATCGTCCTCGCCAGTCCGTGTTGTAATCGGCATCAAGCAGGTTATCTCCCAGCACCAGTCTGTCCGTCTGCTGGCTTCCTGCCTGGGTGAACACCAGATCGCCGTCAGCATTACTGGTCACCAGCACCCCGCGATGCCGGGCAGCACGGGTCAGCGCATCCGCCACGGTTTCTGAGTTTTCCAGCGTAAAAGAGCTGAAGGGGCGTGCAGCCGTGTCGTCGTTAACATGCCAGCGCACGGCTATCCCGAAGGGCGCACATAAATCTGCGGCAATCTGTGCCAGCGTCCGGTTGCGCCACTGGCTGCCGGGATGGATGGCGGCACAGTCCACCAGGTCGCCGGTTTTATCCCGACCGCTGATGCTGATCTGATGACGGGTTGCACTGATCCGCTGACTGACCTGATCCAGCCAGCCACTGATGACCGTCTGCCCGTTAATTCTGAGCGTCAGGGACTGACCGGTTCGCAGGGCTGAGGGGATGCGCTCACCGGGCAGCATCAGCCCCAGTTCAAACGACCCGGCCAGATGCTCCAGCGAGCGACGGACGCTGACCGTCAGCCAGCCGGAAAAAATACTGCCACCGATATACAGTTCAATCCTGCTGCTCACTGATCACCTCCACGCTGCGGCCACCCGGAACAAAAACCGGATCGGGGATATTGTTTCTGCGGACAAAATACTGCCAGCGACTGCTGTTGCCGGTGGCACGGTACAGCGTGACCAGTGCCGGTTCGGTGGTGCGAACCATGACCTGAAAAGCACCGGGAAGATGCACGCTCCGTGTGGTTAAATCTTCTGTCAGCGCAAGCCCTGCATCACGTAATGCAAGGGCAGTCCCGGTATAGCCCTGTGCGGACAGATCCAGCACCTGTTGTTCCATGGCATCGCTCAAATCCCGGTTGATACGCTGCACATCAGCAGAACTTTCCAGCCAGGCCAGTCCGCCCGAACGGTCAGTATCCTGAACGTGCGTCGTATTCTGCCGGATGACCTGATCCAGCAGTTTTCCGAGCGTCTGTGCCTGCGACACCAGGGTTGCACTCTGCATCACGCTCCGCAGCAGACGGATATTTTTCTGTGCCGCAGGCGTCAGGCCAATCAGGCGCTGTGGATCATCCTGTTCGCTGAGGGTGTAACGCAGGGAGGAAAGTGTGCGGTACAGCTGCGGCATGGCCTGCTCTGCCATGCTGTCACGGTTTGTGGTCAGGCTGCCGGACGGCGTTCCGGCTTTTCCGGTCAGAGACAGGGAAGGATCGCCGGGCAGCCCGGTCAGCACGGCAAACATTCCGGCCAGCGATTCAGCCATGCGACGGGGCGCATTAATCAGGGCGGCGGCATTGCCTTTCAGGGCAGTAAAACTGGCCGTAAAGGCACTGATATCCTGCACAATCCCCATCCCCGAAACGGCATTCTCCAGTGCATCAATCTTATCGCTGATGGTGTCGGTCATGGCCTGTACATCATGCAGACCGTCTGAAATCACCGTCCAGCCGTCTGAAAGCGTGTTAAACAGCTGATTCATTGCTGAGCCGCTTTTCTGCTCCAGCGCAGCTGCCGTATCTTCTGCCACCGCAGGGGCGGTATCGTCACTGGCGGGGATCACGTTGATCGTGAACTCAACCGTTCCCTGCTCGCTGGCGTTATAACGGCTTTCAAAGCTGTTTATCAGCACGTTTAACGTGCCGTAATCCGGGTGCATCAGTTCACCGGCACCGGGTGCACGCAGCGCATCACGCAGGCGGCTTCGCTGTGTCTGAAGATCGTCTCCGGTAACCAGAACCGTGAATGTGAACTCCGGGAGTTTTGGCCCCAGATCATCCGCACCGCCGCTTTCACGCAGTGGGTATTCACGGCGCACAATGTTACGTCCGCCCCGTTCCCGCTGCTCCTGATAAACCAGGAACGGTACGCCACGAAAGGAGCCACGCCCCGGCGTGTCAGTAGAGGCCATAGTTCCCTCCGTTCCAGACGTTCACATCCAGGCCATGCTGTGCGGTATCATCCACATCAATACTGCGCGCCCGCCAGCCTTCAGGGGCCACAAGCTCCACCCGTGCGGCGGTTTTCGCGGTGGCCTGTCCGCCGTTTTCGTCACTGCCGCCACGCAGTTTCTGCCAGGCCTGCGTCAGCCAGCCCCCCAGATAATCACCGAGATAGCTGCCCACCGTGGAACCAATGGCAACCCCGACCGGACCAGCAGCCGCCCCCAGCGCGCCACCGGCGATACTTCCGGCAAGGGAACCCACGGCACCGGCTTTATCGGCTGCACTGGCGCTGCTGTCCAGCAGTACAGGAGCCGCCATGGCACCGGCCCACAGGGCACCACCACCCAGCCGACCGGCACCACGGAACAGCCCGGCAAAACGCCCCAGCCCCATGCGGTTTCCGGCCGCCGTTAGCAGACCACCGGCACGGCTCATCATACGACCGAAGAAGCCCTGTTTACCGGCACTCTCCGCCAGTTGCTCACCGGCAGTCACGACGGTCGTGACACCCCGTCCACGTCCGGGGCCGCGTTTTTTACGGCCGCGCACGGTTTTGCCGTCACCGCTGACCACCACATCCCCGCCACCTGAGGCCAGGCCACCCGCAGGCCAGTTGGTGACCAGCACGGGCTGAACGGCAGCCGGATTTACCCCGGTAAGGAAATTCAGGAACCGGCCAGCGCGTCCGGGCTGCGTTCCCAGTACAGTGGTCTGCGGTTTGCGGTTTGCGGAAGGGCGACGTCAGCACGGAGGTCATCGCCATGCCATAGCGTAAGGGGGTTGCGCCGAGACGTAATGCCCCCGTCCCCGCAAACCTGAGCACCTTCAGCGCACGGGAGGCGAGATACATATACATCAGGTACTTTGCGGCGGTCTGCGCACCCTGACCAATGCGATCCAGCGCATCGCCATAACCGGCGTCGCGCAGTGCCTGAAGCGTTTCCCTGACTTTCTGAATGACCCGGTAAAAGCCGGTCGCAGCGTCTCTGGCATACTCAAATCCCTGATTCAGAGCTGAGGCCGTCTGTGTGGCCAGCTTATCCTGTAAGCCGCTTTTCTGTGCCGCATCGGCATAATCCAGGAAGCCTTTCAGGCTCTTTTTCAGGCTGTCAAACGGTCCCTTTGCCATCACCTCGCGGGCAAATCCGTCCCAGACGTCGCCCATCATGGACGTCATTCCCGTCCAGGAATTCATGGCGTTTTTCTGGGCACCTTTTGCCTGTTCGGCCATCACCTGAAATAACAGGCGAATGCTGTCCGGCCCCAGTTTTCCTTTTTCGCCTTTCTCACGGATGATCTTCTGGTTTACGCCCAGCTTATCGGCCAGTAACTGGTAAACGTTAATCCCGTATCCGGTCAGAATATTGGCGTCCGCTGCCTGGATACTCTGGCGGGCAAACATCTGTTTGAGTTGCAGGGACGCACCCTGTGCATCTGACAGTGACCAGCCGTGATAGCCGCCCTGATCCTGAAGCATGGTAATAAAGCGACGGGCTTCCCTGTCACTCATGCCAAACCCGCGACTGGAGGCGTATTCCTGCATAACCCCCGCCAGCCCCCAGGTGGTGTCTTTGGCGTTCTGTACTGCCCAGGCTTTCACTGCTTCCGTTTTTGCCGTATCGCCATGATTAATGGCGTTGAGACGCAGAATATAGTTCTCCATCTCTGCGGCCGGGCGGATAAAGGCTTTATTAAAACCGTAGACCGCAGCCCCTCCCGCCAGCATCCCGTAAAGGTTGCTTATCCGCCCGATGGTGCCGGTAATGCTGCCCTGCAGGCGGTCAAAATCTGACGTTACCGTGCGGATGCTGCCACGAACACCGGCAAGCGTTCGCTGCATACGGGAGCCGACAAGTTCTGTTTCCTGACCGGCCCGGCGGGCTGCATTTCCAAGACCACCCAGGCCTGTCCTGCCGGAACGGGAGAACGCCCCCAGCTCCTGTGACCACTGGCGGGATTTGGCGGAAATATTGCCGAGTAAATCGACAATCAGGGAGGCTTTCAGGTTTTTTGCCATGGGTTACTGCTTCGTTCTGAGAATTTTTTCGGTCTGTCGGCAGTGCCGGTAAAGCTGCGATAAAGGGAGGTTAAGCGCCCACTCCGGGCCGCTTTTTGTCACCATCCCCAGCACAATTGCGGCTTCTTCAATCTGATCCCGGCACTGCATCTGGTCGCCCCCGTTCAGCGACCAGCTTTCCTGCCATCGCGGAATCAAGCAGGCTTACCGCCGCCATCAGACGGGAGAGATCGCGCTCGCTGAGCTGTCCGATCTGACGCGGAGACAATGGCCCCTCAATCTGGCCAACAGCGGCAATCTGACGGCGCAGCAGTGCAATGCCGCGCAGTGCCGGCGAGGCTATCAGAACCGGGCCGCCATTTCGGGTTTCCATAAGACGCTCGGCCTCGGTTTCCGCGTCAATGCTGTCTTTCGCCGTCAGTTCGCGGAAGGTGACGCGGTATTCACGGGATTCCCCGAACGGCAGACCGTCGAGCAGATCCACATAGCCGTTCGCCAGCTGTTCAGCCAGCCCGGCGGTGCGGGGATCGCCGTCTTCAAGTGCATCCCGGATAGCCTCCATCACGGCCTCGTCAGAAACCGCCGTTTTTTTCTTACGTGTGGTCATTGCATTTTTCCTGATTACTGGACACGGGTACTGGTGGCGCTGGCGAACTTCGCGGAGATATCACCGCCACCGTCAAGCGAGGCCGGTTCACTGCTCCAGGCCTTCGTCATCATGTGGACTTCACCGGTATCGGCCACGAACTCAATCGTGACCGCAGTCCAGGTGTTGATTTCATCGGCAGCCGGTGAACCTTCTCCGCCAGCCGGAAATTTACAGTCCAGCGTCGCCTCACGGGGTTTCTCACGATAGCCATAGACTTTCGCGCCTTTCACCACTTCACGCTCAAAGCCGGACGGGGAGAACGTGGCTCCCTCAAGGGTGGCGTACTCCTGTCCGTTCACACGGATGGTGGCCGTGCCCTGATGCTGTTTTCCGCTCATGCCTTACCTCACAAAATGAAACGGATCTGCGCGGCCATGAAGCGGAACTGGTTAACCAGATCCGGTGTACACATCACATCCAGACGGTTACGGTCTTTTGTGTTGCGCTCCACGAGCAGATTCTTTTTAAAGGTGTCCAGATTTTCGACCAGCCCGAGTTCCACCCATTCTTCCCCCAGTGCAATCAGCTGGAGCGTCATAATCTCCGGCGTCACGATATTCTGACCGGGCCGGACGGGAGTACCGTTATCGGCCAGTTTGTGGCGCGGGAAACGCTGCGTGATAAAGGTGCGCAGGGAATAACGCAGATATGACAGGGTGTAGATGGTTTCTACATCCAGATAGCTGGGATCGCTTTCGCCGTATGCATTCTGACGGTACATCGTCACCTGACGTTCAATCTGCACCACATCAGCGGCCGCAACGGTCACCGTGGACATGCCGGTATAAAGCAGGCTGTTTCGCTCTTCCCGCGTCAGACGATCCGGTGCTTCAGGTGCCATACGGGCAGGCAGCGCCAGTGTCTGTAATGGTCGGGCCGGATCCGTTGACAGGGAGGGCGCACAGACCGCACAAATGGAGGCAGCCCAGACATAATCCGGCTCTGGTGCTTTAGGAATAGAAGTGCAGGTAAACAGGAAGTCATTACGGGATTCACCAAAACTGGTTGCCGTACCGAAGGTGCCGGTATGCGCCATCCAGACCATACCGTCCGACATTTTTACCGGTCCCCAGCGTTTCAGCAGTTCATCCGCCAGAATTTTGAGATTTGCCGCATCCTTATAGGGCATGACGATGTAGTTGTACTGACGATTCCCCATCCCTGAGACGCTACGGGTGATATCGGGGTTTGTTGCCTTCTGTGTTGGCGCGACGAGCTCCAGCGTAAGACCGGCCGGTGTAGTTTCACCGTCATAATAGTTCACCCGTAAATCATGAGCTGAGCATTCACCGATAAAGCGGGCGTTAACCCCCATGCTGCCTTTAAGTCCTTCAGCATTATCACCACTGACTTCAGCTGCGATAGCAGTGAATGGCGCATCAGTGTCAGCGTTAATGACCTTAGCCAGCTCTTCCACAAGCTCTTTACCTTTTTTCCCCTTACTGACGGGCAGGAGGTAACGGCGACCGCCGATGTAAACACTTAACACCCCGTCTGCCAATGCTGTTCCAATGATATTCATCACGCATGCCCTGGACTGACCTGTTCCAGCCCCCTGTGCAATGGCATATAACTCTGTGTCAGGGTTAATGGCGATAAATTCCTCTACCATCAGTGCAATCATGGAACCTCGCCCCCAGAGTTCTCTTGCTTGTGAAGCTCGGGTAATACGTACTGGTACATCAAGCTGACCGCGCCCCTGAATGGTGGTGTCTTTCATTGCAGCCTGACCAAACAACAGTACCGCCTGACGCTGTGGTGGAGTGCCGGTCACGGCCATTGAATTATTGATTTCAATCTGTACCAGCGGAATGCGATTGTTATCGCCGATATAATCAAAGTTAATCATCAGGACGTCCCCTTATCTGATGCTGCGGTTTTTTCAGCCACCGCCGCAGTTTTTTCTGCTGCCGCTCCCGCTGGTTTTGCCGCCGCGCCGGTATTACCTGTTGTGGCAGCCGGGGCAGGCTCCTCCGTTTTATCCACCACAATGACGTCACCATCATTAAGACGGCGGCACCAGAACGGAGTGAAGGGTTTCTCTTCACCGTCCTGTGAGAGCGGAGTCATCGTGTCGGGATCGCGAATCAGGCATCCCGGCGCAGGTTTAATAAAAATGGTTGTCATCTGTTATTCCTCTGACGGTCCGGCGTTTTCACCGGCGGCAGTTGCACCAGGCAGACGGATGTGTGCCTTAAACTCCGGCGTGCCTTCCGGTTCGGTAAAGGTTTCGTAATGGCGCAGGAAATCATCCAGCGAGCTGATATCCGTCAGCGGGTCGATCATTTCCTCGCATGAGAAATACAGGGCGTACATCACGGCACCGCTGCCTGCCTGCGTTTCGGTGTAACCGTTGACCGCCTTTTCAAAGTAAAGCGGTGAGGTTTTTTCTGCTCTGAAGCCGTCCAGCAAGGTAATCAGGCGGGCCACAATCTGATAAAGCCCGGGACGGCTGACCTCACGGCCATTGAGCATGTCGCCGATGACGTAGAACACCCAGTGACTGACCAGACGCCCACGGGTACGCCCTTCACCGGCACCCAGCCAGGCAACATAGATAGCCGGGGCGTTAATCAGCATGGTACGCAGTACGCTGTCGCTCCAGTCGCCGGGATGTGTGTCAACAGACACCAGTTCATTCCCGAAATACTCACGGATACGGGCGATGTACGCTTGCTCGGTTTCCGTAATCATATAAAGCCCTTCTGGTTGCGCCCGAACACCGCCGCATCAGACTGCACCTGCGGTAAATCCCCGGATTCAGGGGCCGCACCGTCTGTATCCACGCCGACCGGCACGTTACCGTTCATGACATCTTTCAGCCAGGCCAGCGCCTCACGGTAACGGTCACGCGCCTGATCGGATGCCCGCTGATCGCACAGGTAATAAAAGGCAATCGTGCAGCAATGCTGAACAAGGACCGCCGGAACCACCGCCAGCGGCAGCGTGTAACGGGCAGACAGGTAACTGTCGATAAGGGCAGACGCGTCCGTCAGTGCCCGGTTCAGCTTGCGTGTGTCCGGCTCATCCGAACGGGGCACGGCCAGTAATGGCCTGAGCAAATCCTCGCGGTAACGTGCCCGCATATCGGTTTCGGTGGCGTAATTCATGCGCGAGCCTTTTTCGCCTGTCTGGCGTTATTGCCGGTCTTTTTCCGGGGAGCATCCTGTCCGGCTTCGGCTAAATCTGCACCGGTCTCTGCATGAACCACACCCGCCACGGCTCCCGCATCATCACCAGGCGTCTGTAGTATTCGTACAGTGAGGCATGGCTCCGCTTCCAGTCGGGCAAGCTGCTCCGGGGTGACGTCAACCTGCTGGCGTCCCCGCATGAACAGGAACCCCGCACGACGAAACTGCGCACGACTGCAACGCACTTCTGCCAGTACCGTGACAGGACTGTCACCACTGACCTGAAGGCCTGAATCATCTGTTGCTGCCACAGTGTGATGTTCATTCATATTTGCCCTCCGCAGGGGCCGGGCCGTAAGCCCGGCTCACCGTTTACAGATAATCCGCGACAACCAGCTCCAGCTTGCCCTTCATCTCGTTAGAGACGGTGGTGTTACCGTCCGCGAACAGCTCGCGCTCCAGCAGCTGCACCGCCTGTTTTTCCAGCGAGGTGGGGACAACAATATGGGTGGGTTTGATGCCGAGTTTGCGGCCACCGTCAGCCTTAAAGTCACGCATGGCTGACCAGCCGTGCCACAGCGCATCCAGCGTCAGCGGTGACTGCATCATGTAGGCCATCTGCCAGAAGCCGTAGCCCACATTGCGACGGGCGGAAGCACCGAACACAAACTCGTTATCAGTAAACGCACGGCCTTCATCGACTTTTGTCTGGGCAACCAGTTCGGCCTTGCGGCGATCCTGATAAATCAGCGGTTTTACCGCGCGGGAGCAGTCAAGCAGATACCAGGCCGGGCCGCTGTAATCCACCTGTGCACCGACAGAGCCGGTTTTTGCCACAAACATATTGCTGACCATCTGTGCATCACCGGAGCCATCCACTTTGGGGTAAACAGGGTGTTCGGTATCAAAGAAGTTCTGGCCGTCATAGCAGGCCGCATTCAGACCATCACGCAGTGCAGCAAAGACCAGTTCATCCGGTTGTGCCGCCGCAGCGCGCCCCATCTCCTGGAACAACGGGGAGTAGATGCCAAGATTGTCGTCTTCAAAGTCATCGCGGCTAATGGCAACGGTGCCTTCAAAGGTTTTGTTCACGATGGCGTAGCCATAGGCTTTCATCTTCTCGATGACGCGGGAGCCGATCCACTCACGGAACTGCGGGAACTGCCCCAGCCAGCCGTAGGTGTTGGATTTCGACGTGGACGGTACGGTCATCGCAATTTTCTGGTACTGAGACGGAGCCATGGACATCCCGGCCTGAAAATCAGAACGGTAGCCCGTCATCAGGGCGGTGATCATCGCCGGTGTGATCGGGGTAGGCATTATTGCATTTCCTCTTTCATTTTCAGGAACTCGGCTTCGGTTTTACCCAGCAGATGGGCGGCGGCGATATCTTCAGCCGACAGCGCAGCGGTGGCGGTCTTTTTATCCGGCACGGTTACGGTGTCGGTCTGAAGAGTGGTCAGAGCCGCAACCGGCTGGCGGGCGTCAAGCTGTGCAGAAAGTGCCGCAACACCAATCTGTTGTCCGAGTCCTTCCATGTATCCGCGTTCGCTTTTGAAAATGCGTCCTTCGGACTCGGCCTTATCCAGCAACTGCTCCAGCGTGGTGCTGCCGTGTTGTGCCGACAACGCGACATATTCGGTACGCAGGGCGTTATACGTCTCAACGGGCACGTATTTCGTCAGATCAATAGTGCCGCCAGTTGGTGTGCCTTTTGCGGTTTCCAGCTCTGCCGACAGGCTGGCAACCTGCGTTTTCAGGGTGTCGTGCGCATCCGCACGGGTTTTGATCCCGGTAAGGGCAGACAGCGCCGCCGTGCCCAGTTCCGGTGTAAATTCGTCACCGTCGGCCACGGTCAGACCGAGCGCCGTCAGCAACTGGCGTAATTGCTCATTCATGGAGGTGTCCTTTAAAGGAGGGTTTAAGGCGTTATAAAGGTCATCCGCCGACAGTGCGGCGACAGGATTCATGCCAGTCAGACCGGGGTCACCGGTAATAGCCAGCATCCGAAGCTCAACAGGTTCACCGGTGATTTCGTCATAACCAATCACCGGGGAAAACCAGGGAAATTCGTTATTGCGCAGGTGTTCAATGGCCGGAGGGTTCCAGTCCGGACGCACTTCAAAACCCCGCTCTTCACTGAAGCGGAAGTTTTCCGGTGAGGCCATGACAAAACCGGCAGCCGGTGCCGGATGCCCCTTAATCAGGGTCTGGTGGTTGTAGTCAATTTTTACCGGCTGATTGAGCGCCACAACCCGGGATACCATGCGCTCAACGGCCGCATGGTTAATCAGCCAGCCTTCCGCCGGTTTTTCCGGGCGACCGTCACGGGCCTTTACCCGACCGGCTGGCATGATCTGACACCAGTCACCGTCCCCGTCTGCGGACAGGCTGATGGCATTCAGAATGGCATAAGCAAGTTTGGGCGTGTTTTTCGTCTTCATTCCGGCAGCATAAGCCGGTGTTTTTCGGGGCCGGTTTTGCGGGACTTCAGAAAGTGCTGACAGGGGAAAAATGAGAAAGGCGCTTCACGCAGATTTTAAAGCCCGTTAAATACAGGTTAGAAAATCACGACACGCGCCTGAAGAGGGTAAGGCAATGCGTTTGTATACCTTAAACCATTACGGCGTTTCTGTGGCCTTTTTAAAGCGTTTTCTGATTTCGTCCATGATCTCCTGTTCTGCCACCTGATCAAAGCCCATATACGGACGTGCGCCAATGGCCGCCGGTCCCGGTGGCATACCAGGCAGGCCACCCCACTGATGAATGGCCGCATAAGGTTCATTTGATCCAATCAGCGCCCAGGTATCGCCATAATCCGTGGTCAGGCGGCGGGCCAGATCGCCGTTCAGTGTCAGGATTTTGCCGGGCGTGTATCCCTTACGGGTACGCCACTTGCGGTAAGGATCTGACCAGTCATGCCAGCGTTCGCCGTCCGGCTCTTTTTCCTGTTCAAACGCCATTTCTGACGATGACAGAAGACTCTCCGCCACACTGCGGGCCAGGTCTTTTCCGCCGCCCACAAACTGAAGCCGGGCAAACACCCGCTGGAGACGCGTAACGTCAACAACGACAGCGGCATCAATGGATGACATATTGCCTCCGCATAAAGGATGAATATAAAATAAACAGGCGGTCAGTGTACGCTTAACTGGTAAAGTCGGTGCCTGCCTCCGGGTGGATCATGTATGCGGGTTCGACCCCCGCCACTGACCGTTAATCAATTTGTCCTTCCAGCACCTCAAGCATTCCGCCCCGGATATCCGATTTCAGCTTATCCATATTGATAACCCGGTAAGCATTCACAATCACATCCAGTTTGTCGGGCTGACGTTTCAGACTGTACGGTGCATTAACGGCAATCTGCACACTGCCATCCTTATTTTCCACGATATACATCAGATTTTTGTGCCGTTTGTCCCACAGCACCGCTTTTGGCTTTGCCAGCATTGCCGGTAAGCGCCCGAAGTCCTCTGGCATCAGGGCGATGCCATCATTCTGATGTTTCACACTGTCTGCATGGAGCACATTTTTACCGCTCATCGCCAGCAGGCGGGCCGGTGGCGTTCCCGTCCGGCTTTCCACTGCCTGCGCAATGCTTTCAGTCATAAAGCCCAGCGTGCGGATATCGTTACCACCTCGCCGGGTCTGCATGATGTTTTTTGCCCAGATGCGGAACGCCAGCTGCCGCTCCGGGCTGTTGTTCATCTCCTGAACCACCATTTCCCGTAACGCCGGGCTTTTCACCTCGATCAGTTTGCGGATCAGCGCCTGGTCTGTGCCGAACGCTGCCGAGCCGGGGTTATATGACCAGCCCACATCCGGTGTCATGGTTCTGGTGCCATCTGAATATGTGGTCACCGGCATTTCTCTGACTTCTCCGGTCTGTTTATCCACGCCAGCCTCAACATTGCGGGTGGAGAGATGATCCTCACCGGATGAAACGGATAACCCCATTGCATCCAGACGAGCCTGAGACAATGGCCGCACACGGCAGCGGCAGTTCCAGCCATTAGGTGGGTAGTGTGTTTTCCAGAACGGATCGTCATAGCGGAATACCAGACCGTTAAGGGCGGAATGCGACGGGCGGGTACGGCTGTCCATGACCGCCACATACTGCCAGAACGGATGTGTGTCCGTGTTGTTCATCATCTGCGTGTAACGCCCGGCATTGTAAGCCACACGGGTGTTCACGTTGTAAATCAGCGCCAGACGACGGGGACTGCCCAGTTGCACTTCTTCCGCGTTACCGTCGCTGTCCACCACAATCTGCTTTCCCCACCATCCCAGCTTTTGCAGGCGTGGCGTCAGCGTGCGGATAAATTCTTTCTGTGAAATCCCCTCATCAATGGCCCGCTGCACTTCGGCCTGTAATGTGGTCACCACATCCAGCCGTGCCGTTTTTGCTGCCGTGAATGAGCGGGCATGAACATCCGCGGCTGTTTCGAACCAGTTCCAGCTGATATGCGCCCCTTTGGCGCGGAAGTATGCCACCGTCTCTTTTGAGGGAAGCGTGGCGGCATAACCTAAATCAATCTCCTGAGCCATCCAGCATCCCCTTCATTTCCGCAGCAAACATGGCATCACTGAGCAGCGTCATCAGGGTAAGCGTCGTCTCAGCACCGTCTGGCAGATCCTGAAATTCCTGAGAGAATAGTGGACACCAAATATGGTGGACGCTATCCATGAAATCATTAACCGCAGTGCGTAAAAAAAGCCCTAATTATCCCGTTGAGTTCAAAATCAAAATGGTTGAACTCTCGCATCGACCAGAGATCTCCGTAGCGCAACTCGCTCGTGAGCATGGGATCAACGATAATTTGCTGTTCAAGTGGCGCCAGTACTGGCGCGAAGGAAAACTACGTCCTCCTTCAACAACAGAAAACAACGTGCCTGAGCTGCTCCCGATAACACTTGATGCCGAAGATGTTGTCCCTACAACCTCCCCCCGGTCACAACCTGTAGCTGCTGCGACACCTGAATCACTCAATATCAGCTGTGAAGTGACGTTCCGGCACGGATCACTCCGTCTGAATGGTGCCATCAGCGAAAATATCCTGAACCTGCTGATACGGGAGCTCAAACGTTGATCCCATTACCATCAGGGACAAAGATCTGGCTGGTCGCTGGCATCACCGATATGAGAAACGGCTTCAACGGCCTGGCGGCAAAGGTGCAGACGACGCTGAAAGACGATCCGATGTCAGGTCACGTTTTTATCTTCCGTGGGCGTAATGGCAGTCAGGTAAAGCTCCTCTGGTCTACCGGCGATGGACTGTGTCTGCTGACCAAACGGCTGGAGCGCGGCCGCTTCGCCTGGCCGTCAGCCCGGGATGGCAAAGTGTTCCTCACACCGGCACAGCTGGCGATGCTGCTGGAAGGTATCGACTGGCGGCAGCCTAAAAGACTGCTTACGTCCCTGACTATGTTGTAAGCCTCTTTATCCTGGTCGACGCTGAATGAGCCTGGTAATATACCCGGTATGAGCAGCTCACTTCCTGACGATATCAATGCACTGAAACGTCTCCTTGCCGAACAGGAGGCGCTGAACCGTGCCCTGCAGGAAAAGCTGAACGAGCGTGAACGCGAAATAGACCATCTGCAGGCACAGCTGGATAAGCTGCGCCGGATGAACTTCGGCAGCCGCTCGGAAAAAGTCTCCCGTCGTATCGCACAGATGGAAGCTGACCTGAAGGCACTTCAGAAAGAAAGTGATACCCTTACCGGTCGGGTTGACGACCCGGCCGTGCAGCGCCCGCTGCGTCAAACCCGCACCCGCAAACCGTTCCCCGAATCACTCCCCCGCGATGAAAAACGGCTGCTGCCGGCAGCGTCATGCTGCCCGGAATGTGGAGGCTCGCTGAGCTATCTGGGTGAGGATGCCGCCGAACAGCTGGAGCTGATGCGCAGCGCCTTCCGGGTTATCCGGACTGTACGTGAAAAGCATGCCTGTACTCAGTGCGATGCCATCGTGCAGGCCCCCGCGCCTTCACGGCCCATCGAGCGGGGTATCGCAGGACCGGGGCTGCTGGCCCGCGTGCTGATCTCAAAGTATGCAGAGCACACCCCGCTGTACCGCCAGTCTGAAATGTACGGCCGCCAGGGCGTGGAGCTGAGTCGTTCACTGCTGTCGGGCTGGGTGGATGCATGCTGCCGGCTACTGTCACCGCTGGAAGAAGCGCTTCAGGACTATGTGCTGACTGACGGTAAGCTCCATGCTGATGACACGCCTGTCCCGGTGCTGTTGCCAGGCAATAAGAAAACGAAGACCGGGCGGTTATGGACCTACGTTCGTGACGACCGTAACGCCGGGTCAACGCTGGCGCCGGCGGTGTGGTTCGCTTACAGCCCGGACAGAAAAGGCATCCATCCGCAGACCCATCTTGCGGGGTTCAGTGGTGTACTGCAGGCGGATGCATACGCCGGGTTCAACGAGCTGTACCGGGATGGCCGGATAACGGAAGCCGCCTGTTGGGCTCACGCCCGCCGTAAAATCCACGATGTGCACGTTCGCACCCCGTCAGCCCTGACGGAGGAAGCGCTGAAACGGATCGGCGAACTGTACGCCATCGAGGCAGAGATAAGGGGAATGACGGCGGAGCAGCGCCTTGCCGAACGTCAGTTGAAAACGAAACCGCTGCTGAAATCCCTGGAAAGCTGGCTGCGTGAAAAGATGAAAACCCTGTCGCGACACTCAGAACTGGCGAAAGCGTTCGCATACGCCCTGAACCAGTGGCCGGCGCTGACGTACTATGCAGATGATGGCTGGGCTGAGGCGGACAATAACATCGCTGAAAATGCGTTGCGGATGGTCAGTCTGGGCCGCAAAAACTACCTGTTCTTCGGTTCGGATCATGGAGGAGAGCGGGGAGCGCTGCTGTACAGCCTGATCGGGACGTGCAAACTGAACGGAGTGGAGCCAGAAAGCTACCTCCGCTATGTCCTTGACGTCATAGCCGACTGGCCGATAAACCGGGTCGGCGAACTGCTCCCCTGGCGCGTAGCACTGCCGACTGAATAACACATCCCCGTCAATACGGTTCTTGCTGCACGCTTACTCATCAGGCGGGAATCATCCATTTCACGATAAAGGGCGGGCAGGTCTGCCAGCGCATCCGCCAGCCCCCGCGTTCTGATGGCATCAATGACCGGCTCCAGTACCGGGTCGATGGCCTCCTGTAAGCGGCGGGCAGGCACCGCGTCCCCCATATCATCCAGTTCATCACGCGGCGTGCTTTTCGCTTCCGGCAGTCTGGCTGACAGCGCCGTCTGCTCTGTTTTTTCCTGTTTTTCCGGTGGTGTTTCCCTGTCGGTCTGAGCCGGTTCATTGCCACTCTGACGGACACGGAATATGGCTTCACCGGGCGTGGGCTGCGGAATACCGGTCTGCTCACGTATCCAGGGATCAGAAATATCCATCCCCGTACTGAGCTGCATCACCGCACTGGTGATTTTGGTGATATCACCTGGTTCTTTTGTCTGGAAGCAGATACGTGGCAGACGGCGGATATCAATAGTGTGCGTGGTGTTCAGGGCGTACAGCGGATACACCAGATCGCGGTTCAGGGTTGCAGCCAGCTGTCGTAAATCAGAATCCCTGATTTCCCGGCGCACCTCGTTATGTACCTCACCCAGTGAGCGCGCGCCTTTGTCTCCGGCTTCCGTGGTCAGCGTGCCGCCGAGTATTGCTTTGGAGATGGAACGCTCCCCCCACGAAATCATGGTTTCAAACGGATCGGCCTGACCGTTCGCTGCCGCCTGAAACTCCAGCGACATCCCGGCCGGGATGATCCCGCCTGTACGTCGCCCGATATCCATCACCGCCCGCATCAGGGCACTTTTCTGCTCCGGTGTTGCCCCGGACGGGTATTTCCCGACCTTCATCGGCAGGCCGTACACCTCCAGAAATTCCGCCAGATCGCGCACGGAATAGTTTTTGAAAATGAACGGCCAGATAAGCGTCCGGACAAGCCCGGTTGCACCACCGTAACCGGTGCGTGAACGCGACTGATGCACTATCCAGCCAAAGGGCTGAAACGCCACCCCGGAATGGCTGCCGTCACGCAGCCGCAGTTCGCTCAAATCATCCGGGTTAAGGCAGAAATGCCCGCTGTCACGCCAGCGGATGGCGCGGATGATGTGCATTTTACCGAGCATCCCGTGCTCAATTTCCATGCAGGAATAGCCCTTCAGGATGGCATCCGTGGCGTCAAACAGCATGGCATCAAACCAGTCTGCGGAATGCAGATATTCGTCGAGCATTTCCGCGTCCTTTTTCTCATTCGCGCTGGCGTTCGGTGGCGGCTCAATACTCCATGGCACCCCCTGAATGGCAAGACGTCGCTTGCCCAGCTCCGCAAAAAGGTGGGTGTCCTTTTCTTCAATATCAGCGGCCAGATCGGACTGGGCAATCAGATCGCCACGTTCAGCCCCGCGAAGGCACTGCGCCGCCCGGTTCGGGGTGATACCCGAAGCCGGATGTTCAATATAACGGCTGGCAATCTGCGGAATATCCAGCGCGGCACTCTGCATCTCCGGGTCAAAGGAGAAAGGTTTTCCGTCAGTATCAATGATGCGTCCCACTACCAGCCCCCCCGATCAAATTCATGATATGCCTCATCGTCATCACGATAACCGCCCTCCATTGCCCGCGACCGCTCCGGTAGCGCCTGACAGGCTGATTCATCCAGGATGAAGCCCTCCATGTATGACGCCCGGTTTGCCATACAGAGCGCCACGGCAAAATCACCATGGCGGCGGGCGTTCGCAGCCGTTGCGTTCTGGTCCTTCGTGCGCCCCTTGTCGATTTGCGGGATACCATTCACTACCTTCACATGGCGCAAATCATCAAGCGTGGTCTGATGGCGGGCGACGAGGATATTCTGATCTTCAAACTCGGCTTTCAGTTTTGGCATCCACTCGCCGTACCACTTCGGCGACAACATCACGCAGTCGATGATGTCCGGGCCAAAGGCCAGCAGTGCGGCCTCTGCCAGATAGCCGCCGTTACCGGTGGCGTCGAACGCCGCACCGACCAGCGCCGGAACGCGGGTCAGGATGTACATCATCACCTGTTCCTGCTGGGCATACGGCAGGTTGCGCAGCTCCACGCGAAACACCTCGCGCTTTGCCAGGGATTCGGTGATTTCCAGCAGCACAAAGCAGGACAGGTCACCGGTGCGGGCAAAGTCTTCCCCGAAGCTGAAGCGGGAACGGGGATTTAATTTCTCTAAAAGCGGTTTTAAATGTTCTTCACACCAGGTTAAAACTTCCGATTCACGCAGCCATGCGGCACGGCTGATGAAGTTGTCCGGGGCTTCAAACGTCAGAATCGGGATGTCGCGGATCATCGCCATTTCAATAAGCGCGTGGGGGATATAGGCACCGCCGGATTTTTTCGGGATACAGCCGTATTCCTCGTCGGCATCCTCACGGGTCGGGGCGTTTTTGTAGAGATCATCACGCCATTTCTGCTCGCTTTCCGGTGACCATTCCTGATCGGTGACGTAACAGATACGACGGTACAGCCCGTCCGCAATGGCATCATCCAGGGTTATGCGGTGGACGCTGTAATCCTTGCGCCCCTCGCGGGCTTCCTGAATGTACTGATTAAACAGATTATCGACGCCGTTATGCGTGGAGATAATACGCACGCGCGCGCCCCACATAGTGAGCGCCATTGCCGCCTTGAGAAGTTCATCCAGCGACTCGTGGAACGCGGCTTCATCAATCACCACATCCCCCTGAAGGCCGCGCAGGTTTGACGGACGGGAAGACAATGCCTGAATTTTGAATCCACTGTTCGGAAAGCGGATCATGTAGGTCAAAATTTCTTCTTTTTTATCCCGATCCCAGAATGTCTGCTCATACACATCAGCATCTGCCAGCTGGTTAAAGGCACGGGAGAACAGCGCGCAGGCAGAAATATATTCCAGCGCCATCTCCTGTTTTGACCCCACATAAAACACATTGCGGCCACCACGCCGCTTCGGTTTTGCAGCGGTAATGACGTTACGCCCGGCTTCCGCCCAGGTAAGCCCGGTGCGGCGGGATTTTTCCGCGATGCAGACCTGACTTTCATCCGCAAACCAGCGGGCCTGATAATCCAGAAACACCGGCATATCACCGGGCAAATCAAGGCTGTCCGGCACATCCACGCCCAGCAGGGCTTTTTCACCGGACAGATCAATTTTGCGGGGAGGCGTCATTTGTATCAGTGAAGGAGACTTTTCTTTGGCTTTGTTCATCAGGCTTTACCTGTCAGAATGCTTTTGATTCGGGACTCAAGCTCTTCAGTCATCACGTCCACGCCGCTCAACTCATCAGTGGCAGCCTCTGCCAGCAGCGAATGCAGTTGTTCCAGGGATATTTCCCCGGCAATGCTGAGTTCAGTCAACTCACGACACGCTTTTATGGTTTCAGGAGGTAACTGTGTTGCAAGACTGAATGCCTTCAGATGAGCACTACTCATCAGTGAGCGGTTATCTGTTGCCATGATTCACCTCTTATGCCTTACCCAGCAGCATCTGCCTGATACGGAATTCGATCTGCTCGCTCATGCCATCCACGCCGCGTAACTCGTCGGTGACCGCGTTCGCCATCTCTTCAGCAAATGCGGCCCGGATTTCTTTTTCACGCTTAATACTGCGCTCGGCGGCACTTTCTGCACGCTGTGCCGACAGGAGGATGTCCTTGATGAGGCGCATATCCACATCGCTGTCGCTGTTCAGGGATTCGGTGGCGGCACGCAGACGGCGGTACATCAGGGCACGGGACATCTCCAGAATCAGTGCCGTGGTTTCACCGGTCGGCTTATCCCCCAGTTCGGCCATCATGGCTTTTGTCTGCTCGCGTAAATCACGCAGATTACGGGCAATCAGCTCATTACGGGAGGCTTCCCGGCTGATGGCCGCCGGTGAAAGCTGCTGCTCTTCCGGCAGGCCTGCCTCACGGATCAGACGGTTGATTTCCTCGCGGATCTGGACCTGCGTCAGGCGTTTTTCACGCAGCATTTCCAGCAGCGGCTTACGGATGCTGTCGGGGAGCAAATCCACCTTGCGTACACGGCCACGCGTCGGCTTATCCATCGTTACCCCCTTGCGCGTGGTTTCTTCACACCCGGAACAGTGGCACGACCTTCTGCCACATCCTGACCCCGGCCGGTCAGTTCAGCGATGAAATAACCGTTAACAAGCGTGCGCTTACGCACCAGTCCCTGCTCAGCAAGCCAGGCAATGTGGGTGTGAACGGTGTCGCGGGACACGCGGTGGCCGTAATCATCCAGGCAGTCCTGAAGCACGGATTCGCCCAGTTCGCCGTTGTAATCCGCCAGCGACCGCAGAATGACAAGACGCTGATCTTCAGTAATGAAATCACTCATTGTGTTTTTTCCTTACAGCCTGCTCCAGCAGCAGTTCGTTCTGGTGGGAGACGGATTTCAGGGTGGCATTGGTGGCCTTAAGCTCACCGCGCAGGGTGGTGATTTCGATATTGAGTCTGTTCACCTCCTGCTGCGTGGGCAGGCCGGAAATCCGGCTCTCCACCCGCTCAACCCGGTCGGAGAGTTTTTCAAAGGCCTCGCGGGGGACAAAGGTTTTGCGCATCAGCGCCATAAAGATCCCCCCGGCCGTGGCTGTTGCCGACAGGATCGGCACGACATAATCTTTAACGATGCTGACCCACATGACCGGCCTCCATGATGCTCTGGCAGTTCACACAACGGATGGCATCCGGCACGGCAACCAGACGGGCGGCCGGAATGTCACCCCCGCAGTCTGCGCATACACGCCTGCCCGGAGTCTCCTCCACCCGGCACTTACGTGTCAGCCGGTCACAAAGGGCGCGTTCTGTTGCCCGCTCCACGACTGCCTGAGCACAATCTGAATCATCCATACCTTTTTCCTTACTTCGTCTTTCCTGCCGGAACAGCAGTCGTTCCGGCCATATCAGTAAATTCATGCTGTCGCTGTGCCTCCAGACGGCGGATGCTGGCCTTGTCCACGTTGCAGTTCTTAATCACCGCCAGCAGTTGCAGGTTGTAAGTGACCGATGCGCCAAACGTGAACGGCTGCGGCACAGGAGGAACCAGACAGTCAGCCAGCCATTCAGCGGGGATCGGCACCGGCTTCACCGGCACGTATTTCACAGACGGCCCGCCGCACCCGGTCAGCCACATCATCAGGCACAGGAACAGAGGCCGCAGGCACCGTTGCCAGCGACCGGCGGACAATGCTCTGCTGTTCCTCGCTGTGCTGCATGTTCTGCTGTTTTTCATTCGTGGCCGCCTTACTGATTTGTGAAATGAGTTGCAGGGTACGTTGCTGGTTTGCCAGCACCAGACGGGCTTCGTCCCGTTCACGCACAAGCACATGATTATTGTCTTCAAGACGCTGTGTCTTCTGGTGCATTCCCCATACCACGGCAGCCAGCACGCTCATCACCCCCAGCGCCGCCATACACCCTCCGGCAATCAGGGCCGGTAAGGGATTATTCACCGCAGCCACAGCACACCCCGCAGCAGCACAACGGCACACAGCAGCGCAATCATGAGCGGTCGCCAGAAGCGGTTCAGACTTTCGGCAAATCGTAACGACATAACCATTCATCCGCCGAACGGCGGGCCTCAAGACCGGGGAGTTTTACCCCCTTTGAATAAATCCAGCGGATATACTGCTTACAGGACGCGGGCATCTGCCCGGCATTGATAAGGCACAGGAGCGTGGAGTTGCGAAAGTTCGTTTCACCGGCCCAGAAAATCCAGGAGGCCAGCGCCACCGTCTGACCACGGGTAAGCGGCACCTGAACATGACGATCGATAGCCGCAAAGGCCCATTTCATGTCCTTTTCCAGCAGCTCCAGACACTCTTCATCAGTTTTTGTCATCCCCGGTTTCACATCCGGGCCGGTATGGCCGTAACAGATGGTGGGGGTGCCGGTGGGATCAATGTACGTGGTGTTTTCTTTCCCTTCCCAGTAGCCGGTGTAGTGCGTGGCAATGGTGAACGTCCCGGCTCCGGCCAGAACAAGGGCAATCAGCTTTTTACGCAGGGGTGCGGGGAGTTTTGGCATTGTTACGCTGTCTCATGGTGTTCTCTGAGTCAGCGTAACCGTGGGAAAAAGTGGGCAGGATTTGCGGAATATCAGAAAAGCCGTGGCTGCGTGCGTTCCTGATACAGGCGACGCTGGTTGCGGATAACGGAGTAAATCTGCGTCTCTGACATCTGGTAGTGGCGGCGCAGGGTTTCAATTTTTTCGCCCTGGCTCCAGCGGGAAAAAATTTCATTATTGCGCAGTTCGGTGAAAAGGGATTCACCGACCGGGAGATAATAACCACGCCCGCCCATGTACCCGGCCTGTGCGGCTGCAACCTTACGGGCAAGCATTCCCGCCTGAGCAGGTTCAATCCCCTGACGGTGCAGTTCAGCACTGATCACATCAACCAGGTCCCGCAGCGTGCCGGGCCAGTTCTTTTTCAGCTCATCATCAGGAATATCATCCAGACGGTCAATCAGCGCGTGCAGCTGTTCGCTGTCACCAAACATGCTCATCTGTGTTTCAGCCATACCCGCCTCCGGTCATCATTACACAGGGCAAGTTTAAAATAAAAATCCCGCGCTGTGGCGGGGTTTGGGGTTAAAAGGGGGAGGATTCTTCATACAGCCTGCAAACGCGCTCATAACTCATCACTGTACGCGCTGGCATCCCCAGCACATCCAGCATCTTGCGGCGGTGCCAGCGTTTGAGACGCTCCAGCACATCAGAGGCCAGCGCGGGGTGTTGTTCCAGCCACTGCCAGTTAGCCACACCTTCGCCGCCGTTCTGAGCGGCCGTCTGCGATTTCACCCAGCGGTTAAGGGCTGTTTCCCCGCCATCAGAGATAAAGCCCTGCCGGTGCATCACCTTCCAGATGGCGCGAATTTTGGCGGTCACCGTACCCGGTTTTAAGGCCCGGTTAACCGGCTTCTGACGCACTTTAAAACCGCGTTTTTTGAAAACATCCAGCACGCGGGATAACTCATCCGGTGACATATCCCGGCAACTGGGTTTGCCGGTGGCTGCCAGTAGTACGGATGTGTAGGTCTCATGGTCAAGCTGTAGATCGCGTTTTGCGACATGTATTAAGGTAATCAGGGAAGCGCGATTCATTATCGTGTCTCCGTAACAACAGGCGGCATGGCAACGCCGCCCGGATAAAACTAAAGGTATCGATATGAAAATAGATTACGATGAAGTATTAAGTATTCTCACAACTTTTCAGGATGCTGAAACACCTTTCCTTACACTACAGGATCTGGGCATGGCTGAGGCAGAAGGAGAGGAAAAGGATAAAAAAGTTTTTCATCTTATGCTTCTCGCTGATAATGGCTCAATTGTTAATGGTGATATGCGGTCAGAAACACCAAAATATATTGGTTTCTTTTTTCATTCTCTGGGCGTTGGTTTCAGAAACACGCCCATTATGCTTACTCAGCAGGGGCATGATTTAGCTAACGCCCTGAGAAAAAAACCAATCCTTGAAAGAATCAAAAAGGAGTTTACAGACGCGCCATTTGATCTAATCAAAGAAGTTACCAAATCAATGTTAACCAGGTTCGTCAAAGAACGTATTGGGATTGACTAAACAACTTAATTCAGCCAGTAATCGCAGGGCGGCGACAGCCGCCTGCTTGTCACTTCTTTTAGCTATTTCCGCAAGGGGGTAATGACTCCAACTTATTGATAGTGTTTTATGTTCAGATAATGCCCGATGACTTTGTCATGCAGCTCCACCGATTTTGAGAACGACAGCGACTTCCGTCCCAGCCGTGCCAGGTGCTGCCTCAGATTCAGGTTATGCCGCTCAATTCGCTGCGTATATCGCTTGCTGATTACGTGCTGCTTTCCCTTCAGGCGGGATTCATACAGCGGCCAGCCATCCGTCATCCATATCACCACGTCAAAGGGTGACAGCAGGCTCATAAGACGCCCCAGCGTCGCCATCGTGCGTTCACCGAATACGTGCGCAACAACCGTCTTCCGGAGCCTGTCATACGCGTAAAACAGCCAGCGCTGGCGCGATTTAGCCCCGACATAGCCCCACTGTTCGTCCATTTCCGCGCAGACGATGACGTCACTGCCCGGCTGTATGCGCGAGGTTACCGACTGCGGCCTGAGTTTTTTAAGTGACGTAAAATCGTGTTGAGGCCAACGCCCATAATGCGGGCTGTTGCCCGGCATCCAACGCCATTCATGGCCATATCAATGATTTTCTGGTGCGTACCGGGTTGAGAAGCGGTGTAAGTGAACTGCAGTTGCCATGTTTTACGGCAGTGAGAGCAGAGATAGCGCTGATGTCCGGCGGTGCTTTTGCCGTTACGCACCACCCCGTCAGTAGCTGAACAGGAGGGACAGCTGATAGAAACAGAAGCCACTGGAGCACCTCAAAAACACCATCATACACTAAATCAGTAAGTTGGCAGCATCACCCGCACGCAAAATGCCTTAAAGTTTTGCCAAATGCAAAGCATAAATAAGAAAAAAACAAAAAAATTTAATATGTAATACTTATAGTTATTTCTTAAGGTTAAGTTAACATTCTACCCTTAGCATTCTGCCCCAAATGGCAAAATATACATAACGTTCCCTATGGCAAATATAAACAAATAGCGGGGATAGGTTTTCAATGGCTGAAGGAAAAACAATGTCAGACTTTTTGCCTTTTTCACGCCCATCAATGGGTACGGAAGAACTCACCGCAGTAAAAGACGTTCTCGAATCAGGATGGATAACCACTGGCCCGAAAAATCAGGCGCTGGAAGAAGCCTTCTGTCAGTTAACGGGAAATCAATATGCCATCGCTGTCAGTTCTGCCACTGCAGGAATGCATATCACCTTAATGGCATTGGGCATTGGCGCTGGCGATGAAGTGATTACGCCGTCAATGACCTGGGTCTCGACCCTCAATATGATCGCCCTGTCAGGCGCAACACCAGTGATGGTAGATATCGATCGCGATACTCTGATGGTCACTCCTGAACAAATCGAAGCCGCCATTACCTCCCGAACTAAAGCGATTATTCCGGTACATTATGCCGGAGCGCCTGCAGATATGGACGCTATTCACGCCATTGCCGAACGTCATGGTATCGCGGTCATTGAAGACGCCGCTCATGCCGTCGGTACGTATTACAAAGGTCAGCATATTGGCGCGAAAGGTACCGCCATTTTTTCATTTCACGCCATCAAAAATATTACCTGCGCAGAAGGTGGGCTGGTGGTGACCGATGATGAAAATCTTGCCCGCCAGTTACGGATGCTGAAATTTCATGGTCTTGGCGTTGATGCTTATGACCGGCAAACCTGGGGGCGCGCTCCGCAGGCAGAAGTATTAACTCCGGGCTATAAGTACAATCTTACTGATATTAATGCTGCGATTGCCCTGACGCAGTTACATAAATTAGAGCAACTTAATGCCCGCCGCCGCGAAATTGCCCAGCAATACCTGCAGGCGATGCAATCTCTCCCCTTTCAACCACTAAATCTTCCTGTATGGTCGCACGTTCATGCCTGGCATCTGTTTATTATTCGTGTCGATGAACAGCGTTGTGGCATCAGCCGCGACGCATTAATGGAAGCATTAAAAGAAAAAGGCATTGGCACCGGATTGCATTTCCGCGCCGCCCACACGCAAAAATATTATCGCGAACGTTTTCCCACACTATCGTTACCTGATAGCGAATGGAACAGCGAACGGATCTGTTCATTGCCCCTGTTCCCGGATATGACCACCGCCGATGCCGAACGCGTCATCGCGGCCCTTCACCAACTCGCAGGACAATAA